AAGCTTAACTCTCACCTTCATCATCGCTGGCCTCCTCTTCTGTGTGGGTTAACCCTCGAGCATAGGCCGCATTGGACTGCTCGACCATAGCCGCGAACATCTCATCAGACTGTTGATGGGGATTGTTGACGTTGAGTTCTACTTCTCGCTTGGCTCCCCATCTTTGAGGGAAACGACGCTCTAGAATCCACGCCCAGCCGCGCCAGTCCTCCTTCAGCTCTGAGGCTCTCTTGATCTTATCGAGAATCACAGCCTCACTAAATGTGATGGCCGCGTTTACCTCTTTAGTCCACTCTCCACCTTCACCGCTCTTCTTTAGCCACTCATAGAACGTGGACTTACTAATATTAGATTGAGCGCACGCGGCCTCAATGGTCATCCCTTCTCTGAGGTTAGATAAGAGCTGGTCACGCTGCTCTCTAGTCTTTCGTCTTTTGCCCATGTCTATACTTCCTATTTGCAGCGCGCTGATAGGCTAAGCGCTCATCACGTTGCTCTGGTGTCTCAGCAGCTCGACGCCGCCTGGCATACTCACGCTGATATGCTAGACGCTTCTCTCTCTGCTCTGGCGTCTCAGCCTCGCGTCTCATCCTCGCGATGTGTGCGTCGATGCTCATGGTCTCTCCATTGTCTGTGCGCTTCTCTCAGTGTGCGTTCGACATTATCATAGAGATCTTTGGCCTCTCTGCAAAGTGGGTCACTCTCAGCGATGATCAATAGACGCTTGAGCTCCTCGAGGATCTGGATTGCATCGCGTGTGCGCGTGCGCGTCTGTGGGTGCGGTCTGTGTGATTTACTCATTGATCATCCCCGTCAGTTCTCCATGTGCCATGCCTCTCCATCTCTTCTGAGAAGTAACAAACATCAGGAGATACAAGGCTGTAGACCATCTCTCCACTGCTCGTCTCTTTGCCTTGAATGTGGCAAAGTTGATGGTCAAGGAGAGCGGCGCGTTTAGGATCAGTAAGCTTAGACCACTTAAGCCAGTTAATGGTGATAATAAACTTATATTGATTATCACATAGCGCTAAAAGAGTGCTATTGGCCTTGATGGTCTTTGCAGGCCGGCCTGATTGACTCCCATCTTTAAATGTTATCGCGATGTGGCCTAGCAAGTCTGCCAGATGAGGGTGATGCATACTGATTATATTACACAGCATATTGAGTTCATCACCTTCTGATTTCCATTCACTCATACTTATCCTTCCTTTTTTATTCATGGCTCGTATGATCCTAGCCGCTGCTTATGGTTGGCTGGCCCCAAAAGAGACAATGAGCGCAACTGTGGTGGGGCTTGTTGATGCCTGTTATGCATCCCAGTGCACAAAGATATGTGTGTATAACCGCTATGGCTCTTTGATCCTTTAAAATCCTTTAATGCATAGGTCACCTTGCTCTCTTTTTTTAAGCTTGGCTTGACCCTCTCAACGCATACATCAGGATCTGAGAGCCACTTAACACACTTCCTATTATAGTCTGACCCCTCAGACTGTAGCTCCCAATTTATATCCTCCATTGAGATCCATTTTCTCAGCTCACCATTTATCGCTCGAGTTGTACCTATACCTGCACCATAAGCATTAACTTCCTCACGATGTGGAATGCTCTGAGCTGGAGGCTCTATAAACTGGAATACAGGTGGCGCGCCATCCAATCCTAGGCGCTCATTATGTATGTCAGTCTGAGGATTAGATACGGTCGTTGTAGATTTTAAATTGATCTGCCTCCTTGTCGTGTAACTCTCTTTAGGGCTCTTTAGAGAGTCTATAGCTCTTTGCAGTGTTTTACTTCCGCGTTTTCGGTCACTCATATCTCTAGACCTATGTCCTTAAACAAAAAACAAACAGGATCCAAGGAGCTTGAATCAATGCATTTCTTGAATCATGGTTTTCTTGTTTTTTAGTGTCTTGTTCTTTAGTGTCTTGAGGTCACTCACCAGCCCACAATGTGAGTCAACTAGGTTACTGAGAAGATTAATAAGACTTTGAACTGTTTCCTCAAGATACTTGATTCTCTCTTGGTCTGTGCCTTGGTCTGTGCCTTGGCATGTGCCTTGACTATCTTCAGCGAGTTCCTCAGTAGTGCTGATTGAGACGAGCTCTTCAGCTTTGCGAATCCAATACTTTATGGTGTTTGGGCTTGGCTGGTTAAAACTCCTGTTCAAAAATTGATGCTCACTACACTGAGCGATAATATCAGATGTGGTTAACCCTGCCCTATGCCATGATAGTATTAGCTTTAAGTTGTGCTCTCGATTTGGAGACTGAATCACACGCTCACCGTTTGCGCGAGTATGGGCGAAAAGATCTTCAACTGGATCCTGCTCTGGATCTGATTGGCTGTCCATAGTCCTGCCATGAATCCAGTCATGAATAGTAGTTTTGCCTGGCAATGTTCCATGTTTGCTCTTAATGCCGTTAGACGCGCACTTTGCAATAATCTCAGCTATCGATAGCCCTTGGCTGTGCCAGTGTCTTATAGCCGCATATTTAAGTTCACTCATTATATCTCTCTCTCATCCCCATCATGGGGTTTACATTATTTAACAGGAGCGTCCCAGCTCGGTGAGGGTGTTGTCACTCCATACTGATAGTGTTGTGGTTGCTGTGGCTTGCTGCGTACTTGCACACCATCACGCTCATCACTGTCTAAGATGCGCCAAGTATAGCAGCGTATCTCCCAAAACTTCTTTCCGTCGTTTCCCTCATAGCTGGTCAGCTTCCCCTCGACATAACAGCGTCGACCCTTGCGGCATTTGGTTACAGCGCGCTCACCTTGTGGACCCCAGATTTTAATCGTGTGCCACTCGGTCGAGGTCTGTAGTTGACCTTGGCTGTCTGTGTAACGCTCGTTAGTAGCCAGTGTAAACTTGCAAAACTTAGAGCCGCTCTGAGTGGTCAGGAGCTCAGCATCTTTGCCAATGTTACCGATGAGCAAAATCTTATTGATCATCATCATCTCTCTTCATGTGTTGGTTTATGACTCTCGTGAACTTGTCTTTGACTTATTCTTGCGGGGGCCACGTTTCTTGCCTTTATCAGATCTTGTTTTTCTTTTCTTAAGTGACTTGATGTCTCTCATGGTGAGTTTTTTACCAAAGATGATCTCTCGAGCAATCCAAGCGCGTGTCCTATCCAGCTCATCAGCCAGCGCTGTGAGTCTCTCGAGCTCACTCTCTGTACATCTGAATGTGACGATACAAGACTTTTGCATGTGACTCCTAAAAGATCCCTCACCTACACGCCACATCGGCTTAAGCCTAAGTTACCCCCCTTCAGGTGTTTGGCAGACCGCGAAGAAGTAACTTAGGCTCTCTGGAGCAATGATGTAGCGTGCAAGCGAGGTCACCTAACAACCTTACTTCCCCCTCGATTTAAATGCTCAGCTCGTAAAACATGCGTTTAAAACTTTATGAGGGGATCAGCAGAGACAGTAAAGCAGGGGCTATAGATGATGTCAACACTTTTGTATACTTTGTCTACAGCCCCCACGCGCTTAGATCTACATTATCTATGCGCCGATCTCTCCCAACCATCTCACAGGGCGTGAACATACCCAAGACTCGAGACCTAAAAGCAGGGTTACCATGAAACATGTCAAACATCTGCTGAGGGTAGACGTTAGTCGTCATGATCACAGCCAGCTCACCTGCTCTCCACTTGCGCTGAATCTCTTCTATGAGCTCGACAGTCTGCTTGATCCACCAACCCTGCTTATGAGCGCTCCCACCGATACCGCAAAACTCATCAAGCAGAAGAAGGTCAACATTATCAAGCCAAGTCTCGAGCGGGTTGCGCTTATGTCTGTCACCCCACGAGCTTTGAACTTGGCTCATGAGCTGAGTGTGTGAAGTGTATTTGACGCGCCATCTCTTCTCACATGCTTCTCTAGCTATGGCGTAAAGTATCGAGGTCTTGCCGTTCCCAGGAGGACCATACACGAGCGCCGCTGGTGGACTCCCTTCATGTTCTCTGTTGAGGTATTTGATGACATCGCCGATGACCTCGAGCTGACGTGGTGAGTCTGGCTCATAGCTGTCTAGGTGCATCCCCTCAGCATCACAAGGAAGCTCTAGCTTGTTCAATGCCTTCATCCATCTGCGTGGAACTTCGCAACGGTGACACATTCTAGATATTGGAGCTGATGAGGGTGATGGTCTAGTGATGATCCACCCAGCTTGACAACCTCCACAGTGAGGGATGGTCTTGCATGTGAGTGTAGCCACACCCTTGATGAGCATGTTCTCTTTCTCGAGGTTGCGCGCGGTGAGGTGGCTGTGATCCTCAAATGCGGGTTGCTCTTGAGGCTTGTACTCTTTCTGACCTCTTCTCTTGGCAATGGCCGCGCGCATCTGTGCAGCTGCTTGGTGTAGCTCTGAAAGGTCGAGCTTTTTGAATCCGTGTATCTCTTTTGTTCTTATCATCATTATCTCTTTCTGTATGACCGGCTCATGCGGTCCTGTGCTTCCATGATCTTGAGCTCTCGCGCTCGCTTCTCCTCTTGTATGCTCATCACTGGCTGGACTGGCTCAGATGGCTTCTTAAAATAATCTTTGATTCTATCATTAGTCTGCTCAGAGTTTACATCATCAGGTATCTCAGGATCATCCTCTTCATTGCTAAATTGAAAAGCTGAGCCACCCTGACTAGACTTCTCTGTAGATAGAGTTTTTAAAGAATTATTATTTAGAGTTATATAGAGTTTATTGTCTGACATGGTGTCAAGGTCACTATGACATGGTGTCAGGGTCTGGTCTGACATGGTGTCAGGGTCACTATGACATGGTGTCAGGGTCTGGTCTGACATGGTGTCAGAGGGTGACATGGTGTCAGGGTCTGACATGGTGTCAGGGTCTAGCTCAGCCGGTGGAGCTGTTGAGAGTCTGACAAGCTCTGAGGTATTGAGGGTGATGAGCTTGGTGTTATCAGTTCTCTCACTCTGTGTTCTCGTGATCAGCTGCATAGTGACCAGCTCAGCCAACGCTCTTGAGATACTGCGCTGTGAAACACTGCCCCCTAGCATGTTGTATATATAAGAGACGCTCATGGCCTTGGACCATGTTGACCAGTCCAGTCTTCTTGCGAGCGCTACGAAGATCAGTTTCGACGTATTACTGAGCTTTAGAGTCATGATCATGTCAATGATCTGATGTTCTTTCATGATCTCACCTTTGCAATGTTGTTAATATTTATTCAACAAACTACTTGACTATGTGATTATCATGATGTTAATACTGTTGTCAAGCTTAGCGCTTCAAATTAATTCATTACTTCTAAGGAGAGATGATGATCACCGTTAAAAGACTCTTGCTCAGAGGAGTCACACACAAGGCTCTAGCTCAAGCGAGTCAGACTAGCATCCCATACATCAGCAAGATTCTAGCCGGTAAACATCGCCCAAGTAGAGACAAAGCGATCAACCTTGCTCGATGCGCTAACCAGCTCACAGGTTATGCCGTGTTTGATGCTTCTGACTTCAATGATGAGTTACACAGCTTAGATAACGTCTGCTCTGATGTAATGATTAGAGTACACAGCCTTCTATGGAATGACACCAAGGTCATCAGCGCTGGGGAGCTCCTTGAGGAGCACAGCCACAACCTCAGCCTGATGGTCGCACTTAACAACCTTGTCTATGATGGAGCCACCCAGACCTGGGGCGGCTATAACCTAGACTTACAACCAGATGATGAACCAGTGCGCTGGTAAGAGAGAGAGATCATGAACACCACGACAACCACACCATATATACCTAGGCTCGAGATGCATCCTGACGCACAGATCAAGGCAGACCTCACCATCATGGCTGGCGCTATTGCCTTCATGATTGTGCTCAGCGTGTTCTTCAGCCTGTGCGCCAAGGTTGACCCACACAGAGATTGTGCGCTGCGCATCACTCGAGGACTCAGCCCACATCAAGCCCAGCTCTTGACCCGAGGAGCTCCCACCTACGACCACGCCGCTCAGTGGTGCTCAGCTCACCCTAATCATGATGCGATGATCGAGCGCGCTAAGACTTGGCCCACATTCCCCACACACTAAGAAGAGAGAGATAGAGATTATGAACGCTATAAACATTTATAACCCCACGCAGACCACACCAGACCTCATCAACAATGTGCAGAGCTTGGCTATGCTCCTGAGCAATGGAGACCAGCGCAAGGCCCATGACTATGTCCTGCTGCATTCAGCCTTTGGTCACCACTTTGGTTATGATATGGGCCGCACGATCACACAGGGCTATGTACTCAAAGGTAAGCCCACGCTTAACGCTGACGCGATGGCGGGCATCTGTCGCCGCTCTGGTCTCTGTCGATTCATCCGCGTGCTTGAGTGGACTCATGAGACTTGTACCATGGAGATGGCGCGCAATGATGAGCCCGTGGAGATCAGCCACATCTATACCTTTAATATGCAGATGGCTCAACAGCAGGGCCTCACTCGTCAGCAAAACTGGTCACGTATGCCCATGCAGATGTTACGCGCTCGAGCGCTGACTATGGGTCTCCGCGCTACGTTCCCTGACTGCGTGAGTGGGATCTACTCAGTCGATGAGATCGCTGACAACACGAGCATGAATGACCAGGAGCGCTCTATGATCATCGCTCAGAGCATGGGTGAGGATATCAATCTCTCATCACGTCCTCAGACTCAGCGCCCACCTCAGCCATCACGTCAGCCACAGCCTCAGCGAGCTCCTCAGCCTACACCAGCACCACAGCCAGAGATCAGCGTTGAAGATCAGAGTATCAGGGTCAAGCCTTTCTCTGATGATGTGCCTCCTGAGACACACCGCGCCAAGGTCACTCCTATGAATGCTTTTGAATCTGTCAGTGACATGCTGAATGGTGCTATCAAGTTTAATCGGCTGAGCGTGGATGAAGTTAACGCGGCATGTCTACGCCATAACGCCCACATTGATCAAATGAGTGAGCAAGAGCGTCGTGACTTCTTTTATAAGTGGCTCCTGTGCTCAGCGCTGAGAAACAGTGAGATCACAGATGCTGAGTGGTGGCGCAATACCAGTACGCATAAGAAGACCTTTGCTTCTATGCGCGCTGAGTTTCCTGCACTGGCTGAGATCAGAGATGCAGATATTGGTAAGAACTTAGGCCGGCGGGACTTTTGGGAGTGTGCAAAGGTCAGCGCTCACTTCACCGGTCACAACCTCGAGCGCGCCAAGACTACACTCAAGACTTTGGTGAGCAAGCCTGACCATGTGTCATCCAATGAAGCGTCTTATCTTGCGTCTCTGTGAGCTTGCTCGAGTATAGCCTCAACTCTTGCGAGGCTGGCCTTGATATCAGAGAGGTCACGCTCAATATCGTTAAACCTCTGGTCCCATCTAGACCCACGCGCTTCAAGAGAGCTCACCTGTTGTTTTAGACGGCCCAGCTCTTCAGCCTGTGATGCTTTGTCTTGGGCGCTCTTAATGATGAGCCCAATAATAGCAATGATCACACCGAAGTCTATTGTTGAGAGATCCATATTATCTCCTGATGAAGATGATGGTGGTGAGTATAGCGCTAAGTGAACTGACACCGATCGTTGCCCACTTCCATCTTAACCTTTCCCCTTGTGCTTTAACAAGGTCATGATCTAGCGCTTTGAGCTTCACCTGATAGCCTTTGATGAGTTCAGCGTCTTTTAGGTCACGCTGTGCTACGAGATCAGCTAGCGCTTCTGCTTGCATCCTGCACGCCTCAGCTGTCCTATTGACTGCGATGGTACAGAGCGCCGGTTGATTCTGCACAGCGTCTTTGACTTGTAGGTAGTTCCTTAACGTCAGCGTCATGCAGTACCCTGTGAGGCTCCCACACTTCGAGCGCTCTGCTACAATGGGCTCGAGGTGCTCACCCATATAAATGGTGTTCGCTGGGATCTGCTCAGGTAAAAGTGGGGTGAGCCACAGCACAATGCTGAGCAGACTAGTCATGACACACTACCTCAGTGAAGTCTTTAAGCGCTCGGTCAACGCGCTCTTGGCTGATAGCCTCACAATCAAGCGCGCACTGACCAGCTTTGACAGCCGCGCATTCAGTGAGCTTGAGCTGAAGGTCTACAAGCTGAGATCGAACATGCTCCAGCTCGATGCGACACTCAGCGATCTCTAAGTCATGAGCGTCTTGAGCCTGTGCAGCTCCTAAGTGGATACCCCACACATAGGCACCCAACCAGATGCCCATAATCACAGCGGCAGCGCCAAGATATTTTAGGGTCTCTTTAGGCATATTGAAATGTATCATTTCTCCCCCTTAAACTGTAAATGACAGTACAGAGTACCAAGCATTCCCCGCGTAGTCTGCAAGTGTGTTGGTGTTTACATCGCTTAGTGTACCGGTGATTGAGGTTATACGTGCCTCAATAGTAGTCGAAACTGATGGTATTATCAGCGCCCTAAAACAACTACCTCTAGGCCCTGATTGAGTTGATGTTGATAAATGCACATTCAACCTTGTGCCAGTGGCTGAAGCATTGGTCACGTCGTACCAACTAGCCTCCATTGAACTAGTGCCTGCCGACTCCTCAATATAGAAGGAGCCGGTTAAAATAAAAGCATAGCCAGAGCTTAACACTAGCTGCCCTGATCCATTAACACTAAGACCAGTATGAGTGATACTTGTGCAGGGCATTAACTGATTCACGGCAATACTAGATGGAGCTGTGAGGGTACTTTGCGAGACAGTCACGCCAGATGGTACAACTTTATTGTAAAAAGTCATCATGTACCTCCTAATATGACCACATGACAATCAATTAACACCTCATCTGTATCATAGGCTTTATGGCGTAGTACTGGTACTGTATTTGAGTATATAGCACAGCCTAGACTACCCCCACAGGCTCTAGACCCTAACGCTCTAGGAATATCACTCCCAAAACCGCCTGAGGCTTGTGGTGACTGTTGTGAGTATGGGCTGAAGCCAGAGTATTGACCTGTTGTGCAATCGCTAAAAGCAAGACCGCTAACAGTTGGCGAGGTGCTCAACTGACCAAAGGAAGTGTAAAAAACATCGAGAGGTATATTCTGCTCAGTGGGTGTCACTGCAACAGCTGTGTCAATTTTTCCTAAAATATATGGGCCTCCACGTCGAGATGGTTGATATGTCATAACTTTACACCATAAATAATCATGTCCGAATAAGCTTCTATTGTTACCCCTGCATTAACTCTCAACTCTACTGTTCTACTCCCTTGAGTCACTAGTGCTGTGCTGCCTAGATTGCTTGTTGTAGTTGCACTGTATTCTACGATTTTAGGAAAATCTGAATTCGCTAAGCTGTTTACATACCACTGCGCTTCAAATGCTTGTGGGGTGTCAGTCTCAGCGCTAGCGATAAGACTCCACTCACCACGCGGTAGGGTGACAACTCCATTGCTTACAGTCACCCCATGACCCGTGGTGCCATTTACAACAGCATAGGGTATCGCGTCACCGCTTGAGATTGTGGTAGTCGAGCTCACTTGAAGATGCACTGCGTGATTTGTACCCGCGCTCTCTACATTATAACTCATATAATCTCCTAAATTATGAACCAATTGCTACCATCAGTGATTATCGTAATCGCAGCGTATTGAGTGCTGATAGCAAACGTAGCTGAGGTATCAATGGTCTCTGAGCTGTTTGGGTCAATTGTTAGTGTGTGAGCTCCTAGGTTTTTTATCTGATACTTGTAGCCCGCTCCAACAGTTGAGGCCGCAGGAATATTTATACTGATGTTAGCGCCAGATGTAATTAGAAACACCTCCTCAACGCCTGTATAAGTTGTGATTGTATAGTCAGTGCTTTGGGATACCGATCTAACAGCGGGTACACTGCCACCACTACCACCTGACTGATCAACCCACGCCAGCTGCACAGAGTTGGGTGTGCCCCCATCACCACCATCAGTCTTCAGAACTTGGCCACTTGTGCCCACACCAGTGGGTAGGACTAACTCATAAGAGGCTGTGGCTGAGTGTGGCGGGCTTTTGATGGAGATACCATGGCTATTATTCTCACACCAAAGCTTAAGCGTGCCTGGGTTGACTCCTCCTGTGGTATTGCCCTTGATACTCACAAGACCTGTTCCATCAGGAGCTAGGTCAATATCAGCATTTGAAGAGCTGACGATATCATGCGTGCCTACATCAAGATTACCTCCTAGAGTGTCAGCACCTGTACCACTCAGAAAGTCGGTTGATGCCGCTGTTGATGCGGTTCCTAATCCTGTGACTTGAGTGTTTGCAATGCTCAAAGATGCCACATTGCTAGGCACTAAAGCCTTGTCTGTCGCTGAGCCCGCTGTGGCCTCGGCGTTAGTCGCAATCTCGATGATGCCCGCTGCACTATCACTCGCCGACGCTACAGATGTGATAAACCCTGCGTCATTGTTGAGTTGAGATGTACCCACT